GCTCGTCGAAAGAAAAGCGACGAGGAACTCGCGAAAGGCCTGCTTACGCAAGAGCAGCACGCGCAAGCTGTCGCGAATCTTGAGAAAGATGCGGAAGCTCATCACTTGCAAATTCGCCAACAGTATGGATTGGCCAAACAGCAAGAACTCTATGATGCTGAACTTGAATTGCTCAAGCAGCATTTGGAAAAGAAGGAGATTTCTGAAGCGGAGTATGAGGAAGCGGTCAAAAACCTCAAGATGAACAAGATGAAAGAGGCTTTCGACTACTATGCGAACCTGTCCGGAGGAGCTGTGCAGGCCTTGCAAAAAGCGGAAGAAGCAAATGTCGATGCAAAGTATGATGCCGAGATCGAGGCGGCACGAAATGCTGGCAAGGATACGACTGAGTTGGAGAAAAAGAAAGCCAACGAAAAATTGAAGATTCAGAAGAAATATGCCGATGTCGACTTTGCCATCAAAGCCTCGCAGATCATTGCCGATACATCTGTCGCTATTATGAGAGCTTATAAAGATCTTCCATTACCGGCGGCTATCGCGGCTTCTGCTTTGCTTGGTATAACCGGTGCAGCACAACTCGCAGCGGCCAATGCCGAACGTCAAAAAATAAAGAAGCTGACGCTCAATGGGGCTTCCGCCGGCGCTACCGGTGGAGCGCGGGCGGCCACCGGACTCGAGAAGGGCGGCAGTATCGATGTGGAGCGAGAACAAGACGGACGGCGTTTCCACGCAGCCTATGACCCGGACAGGCGGGGCTTTGTTGATAAACCGACCGTCATTGTGGGGGAAGGCGGGTATGGCCATAGTAAGGAATGGGTAGCCTCGAATGCTGCAGTGGAGAATCCCACGGTGGCACCGATCATCGACATCATTGATCGAGCACAGAGAGCCGGAACAATCCGCACCCTCGATATGAGCAAGTTTCTCCTGCAACAGGCACAAGGACGTGCCGCGGGCGGACCCATTGCACCGGCGTCTCCGGATCCGAGACCGATGCCGCAGAATTCGGAGAAAGATGCCATCCTCCTTCGTTTGATAAATGTGCTTGACCGTTTGGAGAGTGAGGGCATTCAGGCGGCTGTCGCCTTGGATGAGATTGATCGAAAGCAGCAGCTGCGAAACCGAGCACGTCAGTTTGGTAGTAAACAATAATGCTGTATGAGAATTACCAATTTGGAAAAGGGCGAAGACTACAATCTGAAGCCCGATACACAGATTCAGGTAGAGCGAACGAATCCTTTCTTCAATGATTATGGAGAGCAGACGACACCGCTCGAACTTCCCACGTCGGAGCGCAACCGCCGACTGCTGGGATTTCCGGATACTTTTGGCCGACGCGTGAAAATGTCACCCGTCGAGGTCTCTATTCAGGATGGAGAGTATTTTGCGCAGTGCCGGCAGATCGTGCTGTCTGCCCAGCACAAGGGAAATCTTGCCACGGCCTTCTATATCAACGACGGATCTTTCTATTCGCGCATTCAGAAGGTGAAACTGAAGGATATTTTTAAGGACGAGTGTGTGCCGGTTCCCCACTTGGAGGGCAATACGCCGGTGCAGGATTGCATAGACTTCTGTCGCAGCCTGCGCGCGAATACGAATGAGCAATACGGTATCTTCCCCGTCCTGCTTACGGATGATTCCGGAATAGAAGCCGGACTTAATTTCAAAATGCTGAATGCCTATGGAAAGGAGAAGGTCTTGCAATCGAAAAAAATATGGGTGTGGAAAAGGGGACATTGGGAGCAAATTACGGTCGATGCCGTTTCGGCCTTTCATCCTGACTCTGAAGGTCGCGACTGCGATTTTTACAATGCGGTGCAGCGGACGGAATATATAGGAAACATGCCGATCACCTTGGCGCCTGGTTATTACATCTCGCCATTCATCCGAGCCAATTATCTGCTCAAGCGGATCTTCGCATATTTTGGCTACGACTTGCAGGACAATTTCTTTACGAGAACGGAACCTTTCTCTAAAATGGTCGTCGTGAATAATGTGATGGACGCACTGGTGAATGGGCGTATCCGGATAGCCGACCTCGTGCCGGATATCTCTTGTGCGGATTTCATCGCTGTATTCCGCAAAAAGTTCTGTTGCGAGTTTACCTCTGATGAGGGCGAACGTACGGCCGATGTGATCTTTCTGCGCGACGTCTTGGCAACGCGGCCGCTGGAAGATCTGACAACCTGTGTGACGGAAGAACCGACGATCGCTTACAAAGCGGAAAAAGATTACCAACGAATTGTGCTCTCATCGGAGGAAAAAGTCGATACGGAGATAGCTGACGCTTATGACGATTTGGACGCCTTGGTGAAAGCAAATCCGGGAGCTTACTTTAATCCGGCTGATGGGGCCTTTTACAAACAAGGCTTCTCCGGAAACTATGAGGTCATTACGAAGATTGGGGAAGCCTCGCAAGATTACAATACGGGGGAAAAACTCGAGGCAAAGGAAATTAAGGTGCCTGATTGCATGCCGGAGTTCCGCACACTTAAATACAATACGACGGTTGATGAGGAAAAAGTCGCTATTGATATCGGTGACTTCCTTTATATAGGGGCGTATATTTCGCTCAATTCTAAGATTATGGTGGCCGGGGAAGATAAGGAGGCTGTGTCGGAATCGGCAAACAAGCAGAATGCGATCCTTGCCTTCAGCTATCTCTCTGCCGGTCGGCCGGAGGGTACCATCTCGTCTTACGATATGCACGATGCTGCACGTCCGCGTATTGCTGACTATGCACTCTACTATCACGGACCGGATGGTATCTTCGAACGCTTCTATCGCGATTACGATTTGCTCTTGCGAAATGCGCTGCATGAGATGAAAGTCAAATTGTTGCTGTCGCAGTCGCAGAAACAAAATCTTTCTGCCTATGCGAAAGTGATCATCCGAGGGGTTGCTTTCTTCTTTGACAAATTGAAGTTTACGCTCGGTGGAAAAAATGAACCGGTAGAGTCGGAGCTACGCTCTATCGCGCTGATGGAACCCATCGTGGCGGCGCCGCTCGTGAATGAGCAACTCAAGTTTATGAACGCAGCTTATAAATGGGTCGGTCGAGAGGTGCAAATAGAGGTGACTGAAAAAGAGTATCACAATGCCGGCTTGGATAAAGATCGGACATTTACAACCATTTACCCGCCGGTGCCGAGTCAACAATATGAGTGGAAACCCTATGGAAGACAGGTTTCTTTTACGGCACAGAAAATTCGGGAGGGTTCGTTCTGGCATCATTCGAAGTGGTTGCATACGCGCACGGAGGTGTGGCTGGAATGCGTGCCCAAGTAGTTGGAGGTGTCCTTTATCGGGCACCTCTTTTCTCCTATTTTTGCCTTAAATCGTAAGCGAATGGATATCTTATTGAAACCGGATTCTCTATCCCTGGCAGGGGCGATGAATCACTTTATAATAGCTGCCAATAATGAAGTATCTTTTGTTCTCAAGTTTGCCGACACGGAAACAACCATCGTGCAGCATGTGTATTCACCGAACAAGGCCGGGCGAATCGAGATCGATTTGGAAAGCATTGTCGTTCCGCTCTTATCCTTTCATCTTCAGGATGTGTCGGAACCTTATAAGCAGCCGGCTATTGTGCGGAAGTTTACGGCCGTTATTGCGGAAGCGAATACGGCTAATAGTAAAACGTGGTCTTTCTCAGTGTTGCGGGCCGGGATTGATCATTTCGCGGATTCGGCGGTAAATTGGTTGAAAGCGAATTTCCTGACGTGGCAGCCTACATTGAAACCGGTGACTTACTTCACCCCGGAGTTCTTGACGTATTACGCCCTTATCGATGCGGTGGTGCATTGTCGCGCTTATGTGGAGAAAGAGGGAAACTATGTGCCGCACGACTTGACCTTGGCCAATCTTTCTAATGGCGCTGTCTGGACGATTCCGGTACAATATGCCATCATTGCCGGAAAGCTAAATAAGCTGCCGGCTTATTATGATGTGTGGGTAGAAACAACGAGCGGCACGCGGCTCACATATATACAGCGTTACTATGCTTCGGATATTCGAAGTGAACAGGAGGAATGGCTGCTCTTCGAAAACTCGTTGGGAGGGATTGATACTTTCAGAGCTTATGGAGATGCGGAGAATACGGCAAAACACACGCATAATATTGCAGAGATCGAAAACAATGCGGAGGAGTATCGTGTCGATACGACGCGGGAGTATAAGAAAAATACGGGGCTTTTGACTGATGCCGAGCGGAAGTGGTTGCTTGATTTCTTCCCCTCGCTCGGCAAGTACATCTATTATGGACCTTATGTGCGCCGTATTGTTGTGACGGAGAGCGATGTGACTTGGCATACGAAAGAGTTGCCGTCTGCTTTCTCCTTCACCTATAGATATGCGGATGCGCGGCCTTATCTCAATCTCTCGAGAGTGGATAGACCGTTGGGCGACTTGCATATCAAAATACCGGAAATAGGGGATTTTACCATCGCCCCACGCTTGGTTGAGCTGGATAGGCTCCCGCTGAGTGGTGGGGCGCTCTTCCCCGTCCAAAATCCTTATTCTGAAAAATGGACGACCACGACGGCCGCGGCTATGCTCGATTGGCTGGCGCATGAGATAACGGCAGCCTATAAAGGGGATGGATCCTTCGGCCATTCACACGAAAATATGTCACTGCTCAATGCGCTGAGTCTCTTTGGGAAATATCTCTTGGTTAATGCGCAGAAAATTTCTGCAGGCGAAGCGGATATGGCGACTTTGGCAAAAAAACTTGACCCGACGAGCGAGGATTGGGATAGGATCTTGCGAAAAGATCGAAATGAAGCCACCGCTTATGACTTGACAGTAGGGGGTGACTTGACCCTGTCGGGCAATTTGGGGAAGGGTGACTTCGTGTCGGGTATGGATGGTACGGGTTGGCGCCTTTGGATGAAAAATGAACTGGCAAACTTGGAGCTGGACTCACTGACGGTGCGGCAGACGATGCGGATCTTTGAACTGCTCATTGATCGGGTGCGGAGTGTTAACGGGCAGTTGGTCGTATCGGCGGCGAATGGGAAAATTGCAGCGGTAAATGATCTTGGCAATCAACTGCTGATAGCTTTTGAAATGGGCTGCGATTTCGAAGCGGGCGATTTCCTGCGGTGTCAGACTTTTAAGGGTAGCCGACTCAAGCATTACTGGGTACAAGTGAAAGAAACGCGTACGACCGAGGATGGGAAGGTCTGGGCGGTCCTGAATAAGGAGGATGAAGGCTGGTTGAATGGGACGGCGGAAGTCGGTGATGAATGTGTCTTGTTCGGTTCTGATAAAAAAGAACGACAGGGATTGATCTTTATTTCTGCAACCGATGATGGATTGCCGCGCATCGATATCCTCAATGGCGTGAAGGGGAGAAATCTGAAGAATTGCTTACGCACGCGCCTCGGTGCCTTGGATGGCATTCGGGATGATTATTTCCCGGCCGAGAATCAACCACACGGATACGGGCTGTATTCGGATAATGCTTATTTGAAGGGTGATTTCATCTTGCGTACCGGGGTGAATATCAATACTTGGGTGTCGATTGTCGAGGGGAAGGTACGTAGCGAGATTGATTCGATGCGATCTGATTTCATTGCGGGAAAGGGATACCTCGCAAATTCGCTTTTCTTGGAGGGTCTGAATAAATGGCAGACGGAAAACAATACGACATTTTTCACCTTGGGAGGAAAATGGATTTGGGCGAATGGGAATGCCTTCTCTTGGAAAGGTGATTCGGCCGTGGTAGGCACAGATCGAGGGCGAACGGTGATGAAGATTGCGAATAAGTACATCAAGCAAAAGAATGAAGATCTAACCGCACGGCCGAGGTTTGAGAAGGATAAAGAGGGAAAAATTGTCCCGCAACCGATTTATCTTACATTCTACTATCGCGTCGTTAAGCAAGGAACGCTTACGGCGGGTTTCGTCAATCAGGATCTAACGACAACGCAGGATAATTATGAGGAGTTGAAGGTAAAAGAGACCTTGCCGGCTACAACGGACTATCTGCAGTACAAAGCGAGCGGGCAATGGAATGGAACAGGCGATTTCCAACTCTCTTTTACGGGAGAGATCTATGTGTATATGCTCATCTTGACGCAACGTGAGGTGGATGGATTGGAGTATAAATATCGGACGCTTTTCGAGCAGACGGATCGTTTAATCCAACTGACGGCTGGAATTTACGAGAAAAATGCGGAAGCCTTAAAGGCCTTGCGCGAGAGCGGACTGGTAATAGCACCGGAAGGGTCCGGCATTTTCGCGAAAGATGCAAATGGGAAGATCGGATTCATTGGCGTGAGTGTGGAGGAAAAGGATGCGGAGGGAAATACGAAAACTGTTATCAAACTTTCTGCTGATGATATTAAGTTAGAAGGACTCGTCACGGCCAATGGGTATTTCAAAATAACGGAAGAGGGGAGTCTGGAAGCGCTGAACGCTAAAATTTCAGGCTCATTCTCGGCTGGGACGAACCGACCGATTGTCATTTCTGCTAATGATAGGGGCGATGGGTACATTGATTTGGGGAATATCATTAGGATGGAGTATTCCGAGAGGGAAACTTGGCCTGATCCAATGGGGGACGAACGACTCGTGCGGAAGAGTGGTAAAATTACAATCCGTGATAGCGAAGGTGAAACGGTGGTCTGTGGAGGAAATATGAAAACTTTCTATGCCGATCTGACTGCTTTGCAGGTGAGAGGGGCAAGTATGCTGTATGGCTATACCAAAATCTTGGGTTCGCTGTCTTTCAATGATGCCTTTATTGGTGCGCCGGGGGCAAATATAGAAATTGATGCGGGGCACTCCGTGTACTATTTTGATGCAGGGGGAACTTTGACGCTTCCGGATGATGCAGCTGTGCACCCCGAAGGGCGTATTCTCTTTGTGAAAGGAAGAGGAGTTACGTTGAAAGGAAAACTGATGAGACCGGCAGGTTGCGAGATCATTACGGAGTATAATTTAGGTTCCAACTCGGCCTTACTGGTCGAAATGCATGGGGCTTGGTGCATCTTTTATTGTGGATAATTGGTAATAGATATGACAAAAATCAATTTTGAACAGTTCCCTGTCTATACGGATATTAGCAGGAAGAATACGCTTGTTGGTGATGTGCGTGAGAGTTTCGCAAACCTCCTTTATACGCGAGCGAATGGTGTACGAATGCATGCCTTGGCCATGAAAATTTATCAGAGCCATGGCCCTAACGCTTATGAAGATGAAGAATTGCGGATAATCTTTTCTGTCGCAGAAGAAATGACTACCCCCGCTTTCTTTGATAGTCTGAAAGCACATGTAGAAGCGATGAATAATGAAAACGTTGAAAAATAATAAAGCAAAAGAATATGACTGAACAGGAAAAACAAGAGCTTAAGAATGAGCTGAGGAAGGACATCGTGAATGAGCTGAAAGCCGGTTCTACATCTGTGCAGGAATTAGAAGAGGTGCGGGCGCTCGACAATGTCGAATCTTTACCTGCTGCACGGGGTGGTGAAATGGTCAAAGTCCCTATAAATCTTTTGGGGAAGCCGGCAGCCGATGCGGCAACCTTGGCGCTTGAGGCAAAAAAAAAGGCTGATGACGCGGCGATAAATGCGGATGCGGCAAGTAAAAATGCGGCCACAAATGCAAAAAAAGCACAGGACGCTGCGACAAACGCTGCGACGGCCATCACTGAAATCACAACCGCGAAGGAAGCTGCTTTGCAGGTGGTAGAGCGTTACGAAGGCGTGGCGCTCAAAGCTTACAAGGGAGCTACAGCGCGCTTTGATGGTATGCTTGAGGATGTGGAAATCGCGCAGCTGAGTGCGAATGAAGTCGCTGCTGTATACTATGTGACCTCAAAGCGAATCTTTGTAGGAAAGTTTGCCGGACAATACGTCAGCAATTGGTCCGGCGCAGACTTCTATATGTCGGAAGATAGAACAACCATTCGCAAGGATAAACTGTTTCTGCTCGACTCCACACTTTATGCCTGGAATGAAAAAACCGCAGGCCTGATAGAAGTGTGTGGGGCCGGTGGTGGAAATACCATTAATGTAACACAAGCTCATCCCTTATCATCCGGCTATTATACGCTTGCCACCGCTATCGTGGCCGTCGAGGGCAAACGGAGGGTAAAAGGTTGTTGCCTTACTTTTGAGATAAATCAGGGGAAATGGGTAACGAAGCAGTTTGTGGGAACGGATCTTTCAAGCTGGGAGCAGATCGAAAGCTGGGAGGATTTTGGCGGCCAAGGAATGGTAAAGAGTGTGACGGTGAATGGGAAAAAGATGATCCCGGATAGTCAAGGTGATGTTCAGGTAAAACTTGACGAGGTGAAGGTAGACGAAAGTCTTGATGCTGATAGTACGAACCCCGTGGCGAATCGTGCCGTAGCCGGGAGATTTAATGAAATAGAGGCTGCTACTCTTTTTGATAGTGATGTGACTGAAGAAGAGGGGAAGCAAACCGTGATACTGAAGAACAAGAGCGGCGCAGCCATTACACGGTTTACCTTGCCTGCCGGAAGTGGTGGTGGCGGAGAAACGGCTGCTACAAAGATCGTACTCGGGGCAAGCGTGGACAGAAATGTTATAAAGGAGGGGAGTAATTGTATCCTGACTTATAGTTACGACCATCAATATATGGGAGGTGAAGATCATGGCAAGAGTACCGGACAAAAGGCTGCAGTCGAAGTACGCCTTGTGCGGGGATCTATGCTTGTACAAGAACGTAGCTTTGATAATGTGAGCCGAGGTAGTTACACGCTGGATCTGAGTAAATATCTTCAAATGGGTACGACTGATATCTACGTGAAAGCTACGACAACGGACCCGGATACGGGAAAATCCCAAGTAAAGCAGGCGTATGTGAATGTGAAGGTCGTCAATATCGTCCTGCAGAGTAGTTACGTGCTTGCTGAGGGGCTGGCTGATGGCGGCTATGGGGAAACTGATAATGCCGTTATACCTTATACCGTGCAGGGGACAGGTACAAAAACGGTATTTCTCTATGTGGATGGTCGGCAGTGTGAGAATCGTGTGGTGACGCGAAGCGGTACAACGAATGGTAGCTTTTCGATACCGATGCACGGATTGGCTGTTGGACGCCATTCAGTACAGCTGGTGGCGGAGATGGAAACCGGTGGGGGGCAGCCGCTGCGTAGTGAAAGTGTTTATATGGATATATTCAAGGCGGGAAACGATCAAGTGTTGATAGGGACGAAACATGTCTTTAGGGACGGACGGATCCTTACAGACAATCATTTGATGCCATTACTCAAAGTCGGACAGTACGAACAACTCTCTTTTGAGTTCGCAGTGTTTGATGCTGCTGCTACACCGGTAGGTGTGACCATTCTCCTGAATGACGCTGCTTCTCAAAGTGTGAACGTTCCAAGAACGGTGCAAACCTACATCAATCGATTTACGTCGCAGGGCATGCAACAGATGAAAATCGTATGTGGAGCGATGGAATACCACCTTGGTATTGAGGTAGAGAAAAGTGGAATAGATATTAGTGAGGCTGCCCATGGCCTGAAGCTGAAACTCAGTGCCGCAGGAAGAAGCAACGGAGAAGCAGACCCCGCACACTGGGAATATGGTAGCGTGAAGACGACGTTCGATGGCGTGGATTGGAATACGAGTGGATGGACGGGGGATGCGCTGAAGTTGATCAATGGGGCGAAGGCGAGGATAGATTTTGCTCCTTTTACCATTGATGCGGCAACTGCCGGTTGTACGATAGAGGTAGAAATGAAGGTTTCTAATATAACGGACAAGGACCTGGGTGTGGTCTCTTGTATGAGTGGTACGAAAGGTTTTCAAATAACGGCGGATAAGGCGATGATGTACACAGGCTCGACCAAGGAGGTCGTTGATGAGGAAGGAGGGAAAACGATTCAACGGGTTGGAGTCGGTCGGCAGTATGGCTCGGATATGTGGGTGAAAATTGCTTTCGTTGTTGGAAAACGTACCGAGGGGAGGTTGATGGAACTATACGTGAACGGCACACGAAGCGCAGCGGATATCTTCGGAGAGAGCGATAATTTCGCGCAAGACAGCCCGCAGGGGATCACCATTGATAGTGACGGGGCGGATGTGGAAATACGAAATCTTAGGGTTTACGGCCGTGCTTTAAGTGATGATGAAGAAATGGATAACTACATCATTGATCGCCGTACACCGGACGAAATGGCGGCCCTCTTTGAGAAGAACGACGTTCTTGGAGAGGATGGTAGGAGTATTGATTTCGAGAAACTGCGAAAGAAAGGTAAGGGGGTTATGCTGGTCGTGCGGCCGGATGGACTCGCACCGGTGAATGCGGAAAATAACAAAAAGGCAGACTTCCTCTCTGATGTTCACTTGTGGATGCCGGATGGGCGATACATCTACCTGAAGAATGTGTATATCCGCATTCAGGGGACAAGCTCGACGAAATATCCGACCAAAAACTATCGCATCTATTGTGCGAAAGGAGAGAGCCCGGAAATGTATGTGGATGGTGTGAAACAAGACGAACTGAAGGTAGCTCTGCGCACTGGACAGAAGGCGGTTAAAATCCTATGTGCAAAGGCTGACTACTCGGATAGTTCAATGACTCAGAATACCGGTGGTGCAAGGCTGTGGAATGATATGATGAAGGCGCTGGGCTTCCTTACTCCGCCACAACAGGTGGACAGCAGTGTGCGTACGGCCGTTGACGGTTTCCCTATCGATGTCTTTTCTGCGGAAAGTAGGGAAAGTACGCCGACGTACTATGGGCAGTATAATCTCAACCACGATAAAAGCGACTGGCAGGATATCACCGGGCTCTCCGGTGTACCTGGTTTGGATGTACAAAAAACGATGGCGCTTGAGTTCCTGAATAATACGCAGCCGCTGTGTTTGTTTCAGGGGAAGGTAAATCTTGACATGCAAGCTGCAGCGGAATTCGACAAAGCGTTGGAATTCAATTTCCCCGAGGGGACGAAGTGGGCAAATGCAACAGAAGAGCAGAAAACGGCCTTCAAGCGGCTGTGGGCTTGGATAAGAGACTGCGTACCGGCAGGAGCAGTGCCGAACAATATCAATGCTTTTGTGTCGTCGAAGTTCAAAAACGAGTTGGGGCAGTACATCGATAAGAACTTTTTGTTGTGCTGGTGGCTCTTTACGGATTTTTTTGCAAATGTGGATCAGCGCGCAAAAAATATGATTTGGGTGACTTGGGATAAATTGCTCTGGTTACTCTTCTATTACGACGGCGATACGCAACAGGGCGATCGTAACGACTCCATGCTGGCATACCTTTATAACGTGACGAGAGAGACGTGGGATGCTGAAAAATCGAAATATGCTTTCGAGGGACACGATTCTTGGCTGTGGTGCTTGGTGCTGGCTAATTTGAAAGACGATATCGTTAAGATGGCCGGGAAAATGCGCTCCTTTTTGACGGAAGAGCGGGTCAATGAGATATTTGATCGAGAACAGCAGGGAAACTGGTGTGCCCGTATTTACAATAAAAGCGGCGAATTGAAGTATATCAAACCACAAATAGAGGGTGTGATGGTGAAGGGGCAGTTGGTGAAGTATCCTTACATCTATGCGCTGAAGGGCGACAAACAGGCTTTTCGTCACTGGTTTATCAAAAATCGATTCTCGCTGCTCGATGCGAAATACGAGACGGGAAATTTCCTCTCTGACAATATCGACATGTATATGAGTCGCAAGGCTGATGCACCGGCCAATACGATCGTAGTAACAGCAAGCGACCTGTATTATTTTGGTTATGGTACGAACAACGCGCCGCACCTGCAGGCAAGTCGACGAGCAGAAAAAGGAGAAAAGGTGACACTTGCCTTTACGAATGCCTTCACCGTAAATGACCCTATCCGTATCTACGGGGCAAGCCGCATAGCGGAACTGGATATGCGTGGGGCTTCTGATAACTTGACGGGGGATGTGAATCTGAACAAGTGCAAGGTATTACGAAAAATTGACTTGCAGACGGACGGAACAGGGTCCAAAGGGTGGTGCTTGGTGCTTGACCGGTGCCGGCAGTTGGTAGACATCAACCTCTACGGACAGGGAGGTGCAAAAACCGGTACACTTTCAAGTAGGGAACTTGATTTTTCGAATCAAACGAGATTGAGAAAACTTGATGCCAGGGGAGTAGATGTTAATGCCGTCTTGCTGGCGCGAGGATGTCCGATAACCGAGCTTAAATTGGGGGGCAAAATACAAACGCTCCGGCTGGAGTATCTGCCGGAATTGAAAGACCGCGAACTTCAGCTGCAGAATTGGGAGACGGTGAAGACGCTGCGCTTTGCAGCTTGCCCAAAACTGAGTTGGCAGACGATCCTTGATAGGTGCGTAAGCGTAGAACGTGTGCGTATCGAGGGAATAAATATAAAAGATGATGGAACACTATTGAATAGGTTTAAAAAGCTGAAGGGTATTGACATTGCAGGTAATGCAGTGGATTATTGCGCCCTTCTCGGAACTGTCAGACTCACCTCTTATATGGAGGAAGAAGAATATGCCGCAATACGCAGATGCTTTCCGGAATTAAATATCTTACAGCCTGAATATTCGGTTGTTGAGTTCGATACGGCTGTGGCAGATCCGGCAAACATCACTTGCCACGATACGAAAAGCGGCTATCTTTACGGCAATGCGTATCGTCCGGGAGGACACGTTGCGCGCGTCCTTGCAGACCGCCATGCATATACGGGAAATCTTGAAGCAGGTGTAATGAAACTGCGTCAGCTTGCTGATGATGACTTCTCAAAGCACGTTGATGGATCTCCA